GAAAATACTACTGCCAACAATGAAGTTATTTTAGGTTTGACAGACGGAGCGACACAAATGTTTTTACATGAAACAGGTAATGATGCTGATGGTGCAGCAATTACAGCATTTGTAAAATCAGGCGTTGTTCAAATAGCACAAGGTGATGAGTTTGCGTTTGTATCTAAGTTAATACCTGACGTAGAGGATCAAGAGGGAACATTAAATGCAAAACTTGAATTTAAAAATTATCCAAATAATAGCACAGCTGTAACTAAAACAACTACCTTTAATGATACAACAGATTTTATAAGTTTACGAGGTAGGGGTAGAGAGTTTACAGTTAATGTAGTATCAAACACAACAGGAACAGCATGGAGATTGGGGACACAGCGTTTTGACATTCAACCAGATGGAAGAAGATAATTTTACAATAATTAGTGATCAATTAAAATATAAAGATAATTACTTAGAAAAAGATTTAATAGAAAGTATACACAATAAACTTACAGATCCATATTGTCCCTGGATATTACATTATACCAGACCAGAAGATGACACTTCATTTTGGCATTGCCCTTTAGACGACTCTAGCTCTCTTAAAACTGAGGTAGATTATCTAAAAACAAAAATAAAAAAACCCATAATAAGAATTTACGCTAACGGACAAACTTATACACAGCATGGTGATTTTCACCCTGACGATGGACAAGAAACAATTTTAGTGGGGATTAATAAAGAGTTTGACTCCTCTCATGGAGGGGGCACTGAGTTTTTAATTAAAGATAATACTTCATATGTAATTTATCCCACGTTTAACAGAGGTATTGTTTTTAATTCTAAAATATTACACAGGGCTTTACCCACAATAACAAAAATATTTAGGATTACTTTAGCGATAAAAACAGGGTATGATGAGTAATGTTTTTATTATGGCACACACTTTTAATAGTTAGTTTTATAGGAGTATCTTTTACTCTTGGATTTTTGATGGGAAAAAAATATGGCAAAATTAACCTTAACTAGATTTCCTGATCCTAGAGATGAGTATGACAGAGGACAACAAGCTGAGCTCATCAGACAATTAGAAGATTTAATATTACAACTAAATAGTTCTTATACACAAGATACTCAAGAGGAGTCGACACGCAGAAGTTGGTTTTTTAGTAATGGCTGATGTATTTAAAAGATTTATTACAAACGTGACAACGACAGACTTAACGACTGTTTTCACTGTGCCCACTGCTAACGTAGCCTCTACGCCCCCTGTGCCGGTATCAACATTTATAGTAAAGACTATTAACGTTCATAATTATGACGGCAGTGCCTCTGTTACTGTTAATATTGATCATAATAATGGTAGTGCTGATTTTGAAATATTTCAAGTGGATGTTAGTGCTACAAACACAAACACTATTAGCACAAGCATGGTTTATGAAGAAGGAGACTCTTTGAAAGTACAAGCAAATGCAGCATCCAGAGCCATGGTTGAGGTATCTTTACTTGAGGTAAAACAACAGCAATAATAGTATTGATTTCCTAGTTTTTCGCCTATAAAACTATACTATGGCAAAAATTGTAGATGAACCAAAGCTTCTACGGTACGATATGCTAGACGGGAAGAAAATTCCTGTTTACAGTGCCAAGGTAGAAACAACCGTAACAAACACAAAAACAGGAAAAGAATATAGTTCTCATGAAGAGTGTCAGTCTGATATTGATGACCCTAACACAGATACAAAAGAAGAAGATATAAGAAGAGACGTGCATGTCACAGCTCCTACTGTGTTTGCGGGTGCAACAACTATAGAGGAGTAAAATGTTAAAAAACTTTATCAAAGGTATTAAAGAAGCCTTACCTGCCGTAGGCGGTATCATTGGTTACAGTGTTGCTGGACCACTGGGAGCTGGTATTGGTTCAGGCATTGGTTCTTTAGCTGCTGGTAAAGAAGCTGACGATGCTTTTAGAGATGCTCTTATAGGTGGAGCGATAGGTTATGGTGGTCAAACATATTTTGGTAGAGACCCGTCTAGAAATACTTTAGGTTTGGGATCTTTCTTTAGAGAGGGCACTATACCTGGAGTAAGTAATATCATAACACCATTCGGTCAAAGAGGAGCTGAGTCTTCTCTTGCAAAGATGGCTAGTCTAACTGCCCCAAAAGCAAAAGTGGGTGCATCAACAATGTCCGTTGATGATTTTATAGCTCAAAGAGTTGCTGAAGCGGGTTCAACTAATCCTGCGGTATTAGAATATGCTGAAGACGAGGCGATAAAAGATTTTTATGGTCAAAAAAATAAATTTGATGTTAGTGACTTCTTTGTAAATAATGCAGGATTTATTATTCCTGCTGCAGTCGTAGCAGGTGCTACTGGAGCCTTTGATGAAAAGACAGAAACTTTAGACATACCTATGACAGAGGCAGGCAGTCAAGGAGCGTTGCCCACGGGTCTTGCAACATTAGTTAATCCTATAATAAACCCTGACGGAACTGTTACCTATCCAGTAAAAGACGGTGGTATCATGAATGCTAAAGAAGGAGATCAAGTAAAATATGCAACTCCTTACGAAGAAGCATTAGCTCGGTTCAATCATGATTTTGAAAGCACAAAAGATATGGTAATGGCAGGGACGATAACGATGGACGAGCGAGCTAAATACTTAGGCGAGTTGGTTGAAAAAATAAAAACACTTGATCCTTTCATGCCTAATACGAAAAAAGACGGTGGTATTATGAATGCTAAACAGGGTATGCAGGCTGAGGGTGGTTTAACTGATAGGCAAAAAGAACTTCTTAAAATGTTGGAAGAACAGCGTATGCAAGAGATACTTGAAATGATGCAAAATGAAAAATTTAAAATGGATCAGTTTCAAAACCCTAAGATTGTTCCTACTGGTCCAGGAAAAGGTGTTCTAACAATAGGAGCTGCAGAGGGTATGATGATGGACGGCAGTATAAGTAATTTTCAAATGAACAGTCCAAGAAGAGATTTATTTTTAGAAAGAGATGGTCCAATATCCGATGACCGTGGATCACCCGACAAAGATACAGTGTTTGCAAAACTTGCAGACGGAGAGTTTGTAGTAAATGCCGATACAGTGGCTGATATAGGTTATGGTATGGGTGCAACAAGTTTAGATCAAGCCAAAGAGATGGGTGGTTCTTTCTTTTATGGCTTACAAGACGCACAGAAAAAAGGTATATTAGGTAACATGGTAGGTAGAGCGTAATGGCAGTTACAGAACAATTAATTAGACAACCACAGTTCATAGAGCAAAGAACGGAGCAACTTCTTGAGTCTGTATTTGGTCCTCAAGGCGTTGCAAATACCTCAATGACAGTGCCTGCCGCTCAAGTGGCACAGTTTACAGCGCCTCAACAAACTGCTGCTAATTTAGCTACAGCAGGTGTTGGTTCTTATTCACCTTTCTTACAAGCTGCCGCTAATACACAGGTCATGGCAGCTAATACTGCGTTAGGTGCTACTCAAATGTACGATCCTAATATTACATCACAGTTTATGAACCCTTATCAACAACAAGTTACTCAACAAGCATTAGCTGAAATGGACAGACAAGCCGCTATTGCGCAAAATCAAGCAGCTGCACAGGCTGTAGGAGCGGGTGCTTTTGGAGGAGGTCGTGAAGGTGTTGTTCAAGCAGAACTCGCTAGAAACCTACAAGATATAAAAACAAGAAGAATATTTGAAGATCAATCAAGAAATTTTTTACAAGCACAACAAGCTGGATTAGCTGCACAACAGGCTCAGCAAGCAAGACAATTACAAGCCGCAGGTATATTAGGGGGTGTGGGAGCACAACAATTAGGATTAGGTCAGTTTGCTCAACAAGGATTACAAGGTGACATCAGTCAATTGTTAGGTATTGGCGGAATGCAACAGGCCCAAAATCAAGCGCAGTTAGATGTTGCACGTCAAAATATATTAGAGGCTCAAAGAGAGCCTTTTGGTAGAATACAGTTTGCTTCTGACATACTAAGAGGAGTTCCTTCAGGTCAACAAGTCTTTACAACACAGCCGTCTCCTTCACCATTATCTCAATTACTAGGTGCTGGAGTTAGTTTAGCGGGTATCGGCTCGTTGTTTGGTGGTGGCTCAGGAATACAATTGTGATATGGCAAATGATATACTTAAACGAAAAATGTTTGTCAGAGGGTTTCAACCTGGCGGTAATGTAAGCGGACCAGGATCTACGATAAATCAAATTATTGAGGGTAGCTTCCCGTTTCAAATGGGTCAAACTTTTGGTCAGGAGATGAAGCAAGGGTTTCAACCTGGTTACTTAGCTAACGTAGCTGGTTCAGGTATTGGTTCCGCCTATGAAAATTTAGCTAACTTTCAAAACTATTTTGTTTCTCCTGTTCTTGATCTAGGTAAAAGAGGGATAAACGAGTTAAGTACAGGTTTTTTAGGAACCGAAAGAACAGAGTTTGCTCCGACACCTAGAGTCGTAACAGGTAGCAATCCTTATGGTTTACCTGTTAACTTACTAAATCAAATAACTCCAAACACTTTTGATACGTATTATCCACCAGGAACTCAGGTTAGATCTACCAAAATAGCTGATATATATGCTAAGGGTGGTGGAGACTATCTTAGAAATATTTTAGGTGTTTCAGGTCAAGAGTTAAGAGAGATAGGTTTATTTCCTTTACCAAACACACCACCACCAGGAACTGAAATGAGAATACCTAGTGGTGATGACTTTTTAAACAGTGAAATGATTTTAGCTCAGGCTACTGATACTAATAAGTCAAATGATCAGATTGAAGCTGAAACAAAAGCAACAATAGAACAAACTGGCGGTGATGCCTCTGTCATGGAAGGAGTAATGGCGGAACGGGCCCGACAAGAACAGTTTTTAAGAGAGCCTGGTTCAGGTTATCAAGCAGGAGGAGATAACTCTGTTGCAAACATGGAGGCAGAACAGCAAAATAAACAAGACAATCAAAACCAACAACAAGACGAATTAAGCTTTGGCGAAGAAGTTGAAAGATTAAAAGAAGAGTTAAAAAAAGTTACAGGTCCTGAAAATTCTCAAGACGCTGCCCTACTCTTGTTAAAGTTGGGCTCAAACTTAATGAGTGGTAGAACATCTGAAAAGGGACTAACTGGTTTCTTAGATGTATTAGGTCAGGCTTCAGGACCTGTTGTAGACACAGCTATTGCTTTAGCAGATAAAAGAAGAACTGAGGAAAGAGAGCTTGGTTTAACTGCTGCAGGACTTGTTGAAGATAGAAGACAAAAACAATTAGACAGAGAGTATAGTTTACTAGAAGCACAAGCTAAGAACCTTGGTGAAATAGGAGATAATAACTATGTGTATGAAATACAGTATGACACGGATCCAAGCTCACCCACTTACGGTCAAAAAATAGCAGATACAAATATCGGTATGAGAATAGACAACCCAAATGATTTACTTGGTTATAAAAGAGCAAATGTTGTTTTTGAAATACCACAACCTGACGGAACAACGATGATGGTAGAGAAACCAAGATACAATGTATTAGACACTCCACCTTGGGAAATGAAATACAACTTTGCTGGTTTGATGAACCCTGAGGGTGATAAATGGAACACGGATCAAACGAGATTAGGTAGAATTGATAGTTCTATTGGTAAGATAGATCAAGTATTGGCTATGTTTGGTGATGGTAATGAAATTGGTTTTTTCTACAATCCAAAGGCTGCGGTTTATACAATCGGAACGATATGGAATCAATTAGCTGGTAAATATCAAGAAGCTGGTAAAGAGTTACCTAATCTTAAAGCAGAAGAAGTAGAGATGGCATACAATCAAATAGCTAATAACCCTGACTTAGGAGACGAAGAGAAGGCAATAGCTTTACAAAACTTAGAGCAAATAGTTACAGGTAAAGGTATCTTTGGTGACCAAAACTATTTTGGAAATAAGGATTACATATCTTATCAGGAAGAATTAGCAAAATATCTTAACGCTGAATTGAATGACAAACTTGATGTGGCAGGAGGTTTTTCTATTAATGATTTAAGAATAGAGAGCACCACTGGTTACATCATAGGTCAATTACCTGGTGTGGGTGATGATGCCTTAAAAGATATTAGAGCGATTAGAAACAAAGGTTATTCAGGAACATATTTCGATGTTAATTCAGGTCAAAATGTTCCTTACGATGGTGGAGAAACGATTGGTGAACTAGCCGATGATAAGTTTGATTATTTAAATGACACAGCAGAAAAGTTTGGATTAGTCTATGACCCATCAACAAGAAGATTTGTACCTAGTTTTGATTCTGTTACCGCTCCAGGCGCTGATAGATCTATTACACTTAACTTAGCTGGCAAAGAAGTTGTCATACCTTCAACAATCGCAGCTGTTGATATTTATGCAACAATTCTTGGTTTTGATTTTGCTAGATACATACAGCCTGAACAACGATTGTTGAAAGATACAATTCAATCTTCTGTTGGTAAGTTTGATTTAACTGGTCAGTTTTCCTCGCCACAAGTTTTATTATCAAGGGTTAAAGGTTTTAAAAATCAATTAATTCAAGAATACAATGAAATAATAAATCAAAACTTTTTACCTGCATATCGTCAAAGACACTTTTATAAACCAAGTGGTTATTTACCTACTACTACTTATGATTATGCAAATTCTGAAATAAGATATGATGGACAGATTGAATCCTCTGCTTCGGGAGCTAACGCAGCTGCAGATCCTGACAATCTATTGAAGTTCTATGATGTTGATGTAGAATTAAACTTAAATCCAGTAGAAGGGGCTGTATTACCTAATTAACAATGAAAACTTTTACACAATTACCTGACCTATTAAGAGCTCGAATGGAGTTTATGCAACAAAATAACAATCCTGAGGTATTTCCTTCTTATACTTTTGATGATGTTGCTAAGATATCGGACGCTGGATTTGATCAAGTCAGAGGTTTTCAAAAAGGAGATCAAGTAGAAACAGACGAAGAAGACACACCTAAAATATCACCTGATCTTCCACCAGGAACACCTTTACCAACTTTCATGGGTATGACTCAAGCTGCAGAATCTTATGGTGGCACCACAAGAGAAACAGGAGCTTCTATACCTATTAATCAAATGCAATCTATTCTTGTGCAAATGGCAGAGAATGGTTTGAAAAAAGGATTACCACAGGCTCAAATTATTAACGATATGGAAAGAATAAAAGCTGAATACGGATATACAGATGCCATGATGTATCCGCAAACAGCCAGTATTGATGAAATTAATGATACTGGAGGTTATTTAAACGGTAGACCTAATCCATTTCCAATGATGAAATTATCTACTTCTGTGCTTTCTAGTATAGCGGGGACTATAAAAGGCGCTAGGATAGGAGCTTTAGCAGGACCATTAGGTGCTGTTTTTGGTGGACTGATAGGAGGAACTGCTGCTTACGTTTCTAATTTAGCAGGCTATGAGGGATTATTGTCATACCTAAACGGTAAAGGTTTATTATACACACCAACTTACAATGAGTATGGTGAGTTTATGGGACAACAAAAGGGCATATATAGACCCACTATTGATGAACAAATAGATTATTTAAAAAGAGAGGCTTTAATCGACCTAGCTTTTGGCGGTGCTTTTTTATCAGCTAGACCTGCCTTAGGTATAATGAAAGCAACTTTAAATAAAGCTACTGGAGTTAACAAAGAGGCTTATCAACAACTAAAAAATTTAGGCATAGACCCAGGTCGCTCTGAAGTATCAAACATGTTTATATTTAATTCTTTACCTAACTCTATAGGTAGAACTCCTTTCTTTGGTACAGTGTTCAGAAAAGCTTATGAAAAGAACGTTGAAAAATATTTAAAGAATGTAGACAAGAACGTTATTCCTGGATTTGATCAATTAGTTAACGCCATGAACGGTGGTGGTCTTGCACCAAAAAGTATGATTGCCGACATGGGGTATGATATGGCAACTACAGTTAGTAAATATACTAAGAACGCTGTTAACGATATTAATAAAAGTTACACCAAAGCAATAGGTTTAGCTGAAAGTTTAGGAGATGTTTTTAGTATTAAAGGTGCAGGTAATCAAGCAAGAGAATTAGCTAAGTCAATATTTAAAAATGCACCTAAGGACGATGCTGGAAAGTTTATTAACAAAGCAGATGAAAGCGTTTTCAGATTCCTAAAAGGATTAGAGGCAGACTCTTTAGCAACAGGGACCGTGAACTATGGTAAGATAAATGGTTACATGAATCAGATTGATAACTACATGCAACCTGATTTTAAATTAAAAACGTCTGCAAAAGATATTTCACAAAAAGTAAAAGGAGTTTTAACAGAACTAGAAAAGTCTTTAGGAGCTCCTGTGCCTTCATTAAAAAGTATTACAGGTAGTTCAAACACAGCCATGAAAGAATATATGAACGCTCTCAAATTAGCTGATGATACATATGCTAAGTATGCCGTGTTGTTTGGTGGTCCTGACGGTAAACATTTTAAAGGCATAACAAAGTTTCAATTCTTTAATGAGTTTCAACAACAAGGCAGTAAATATGTTGAAGACGTATTTAAAAAAGCTTTTAGACTAGAAACTAAAACATCTGTCGAGAACATGGCTAAAATGATGGGTCCTGAAAAATTTAGAGATGCAGTTAGACTAAGAATAGCAGATGCTTTTCAAAATTCTTTTGAAGGTGCACCAGGTTTCATGAGGTCTGCAAAAGATCGAACAGATGACTTCTTTGGTCAGTTAGCAGATATGAAATTTAACGTAAACTCTTTTAAAAGTAATTTAGGTCTTGATCAAATTATGAAGTTTGATGCTAACAAGTTAGTAGCTATGGATGAGGCTTTAAAAAGAGCTGGCTTAGGTATCGGTGTTGAAGATTTAAAGAAATTTGCAGATGCCTCTGAACAATTTTTTAATAATAAAAACTTTAACTTATCAACTTACTTGGCTCGTAGAACACAGTTGGGTGGTATTAAGTCTACCTTACGTGCTATATCAGGTGGCTTCTTGTTCCCTGGTGGAGCAGCTGCAGGTGCGGCCGCAGTATCTGGTAGTGTTGGTTTAATAAACGCTGTTACTTTCTTGGTTCTTGGTAAATATGCCACTAAGATATTTTCTAACCCCTTTAGCATCACTCCTATTAGAGATGCAATATCTACACAAGCAACAAACCTAAAAGGTATTCGTAAAAATTATTTAGAGTTGGCCAGGACATTAGAGAAACTTTTAAATGAAAACCCTGACTTAGAAGAAAATTTAGAAAACGATTTTAATTCTATACAAAGAAGAATTAATACAACTGTGGGCAACTTAGCTCCTTTGAGTAAAGGATTCATGGATTTCCAAAAGGGTAACAATCAAGACTTAATGGAGTTTTTAGACGGGTTTAAAGACATACCTGACATTAATATTGAAACACCAACCGTGCCCGCAGAGGAAAGTCAAGAGCCTGAGTTTAGAGAACAAACTACAACGGTCCCTCAAGAGACAGGTATAGCAAGTAATGTTAGAGAGCCTGCTGAACAAAATTTTAACGATACTAGGTTAGCTTCTGTTGATGATTTGATATCATCACCGACTTCAACATCAGCTGAAAACGCACAGGATTTATTTCCACAAGATTCTTTATTACAGGCAGCACTTAGGAGAAGAGCATAATGGCACCAAGAAATTTTCCAAAAGGTGGTAAAGGTAGAACTTTAAGTAGATCAGGCATACAAAGAATTATGGATGCTTCTGATAGCAGTGTGCCAGGTGGTTCTTTTTCTGACTTAGCAAGAGCAGACAGACAGATTCAAGTTAAATACGACAGGCCAGGAGACGTACAAGGTTTTGTAGATAGATCAAGAAAATTTCAAGAAGGTATTGATGCAGGGGGTAGGCTTGATGACAGTGGCGTACTACAATTAACTGGCACAGATGTGAAAGACGCACAGGGTAGAACTTTATTGTCCATGTCAACACCAACAATGACTGCACAAGCACCCACTTTAAGTCAGTTGGCGGGAGACGCAAAAAGATTTTTAACTGGTTTTAATACTTTATCTTTTGATCCTGAGGCCAGGACAAGTCAAAACCCCGAAGGTAGTGTTATCAGTCGTCAACCAGGTATACTAGGTTTGATATCAAAAGTGGCTCCCTCTCCAGTTTCTTTTATACCTGGAGCGTCTGCAATTTCAAAAGGTCTTGACATTTTTAGAAATATATTTTTTCCTCCTCCACCAAAAGTTACTTATGGTAGTAAAGTAACAGGCACAGTTACTGAAGAACCACTTGATAGTGGTGTGTTTAGCGGATTAAATATTGAACTAAAAGATAAACCTGAACCACCGCCTGTTGAAAACTTTCAATCTATTTTAGATCCAACAATGAATCCTGCTTTATATGGTGATGGAACTTTCTTTAATAGATTTGATGAACAACTAGATCAATTAGGAATAGACAGAGATGTTCTTGAAAATCAAACGTCTGTTTGATAGAATCCTGTTTCAGAAAGGAGAACCCGATGAACATGAAATACATTGGGGAATAGGATCATGATTAAACTTACAGATGCCCTGAAGGCACGAGTGCAGGACCATGAAGGCCTACGCACTCAAATGTACTTGGATAGTTTGGGAAAGGCCACGATCGGAATCGGGCACCTTATTCAGCCTCACGAGAGAGAAAGATACGCAGAGGGCGTAGAGATCTCTATGGATGAAGTTAATGAATTATTTGAAATGGATTTAAATAGAGCAGCTGCGGGGGCTGACCATCTTATAGATGAGTGTATTGGACACGATTTACCACAACACATATCAGAGGTAATTCTTGAAATGGTTTTTCAGCTAGGGACAAACGGTGTTCGAAAATTTGCCAAGATGTGGAAAGCAATGAGAGTTAAAGATTGGAAGAAAGCAGCAGAAGAAATGAAAGATAGCAGATGGCATTCGCAGACACCAAAACGCTGTGAGTCGTTAGCTGAAATTGTAGCGAATACTTAGTCTTTACTTTTATGAGATTCTAGGTGCTCTTCAATAGCATCCCATACTTCAACGTTTGACCAATGATGTAATACAGCCTTTGACACGTCTTCATGTAAAACTTTTAAAGTTCTGATTCCTAAAGCAACAGGCTTTCCTTTATTCTCATATATATGATCAACTTCATCTCTTGTAAGACTTAGAAAGACCTCTCCGTTTTGATACGCTATTCTCATACTCCACACATCCCTTCACAATCGTTAATGGCAACGCCACCTAATTCATCAAACATATTAATCTGTTTGTCTTCTGCTTTTTTATCTATATCTATTTCACTCAAGGGCTTGCCCTCTTTAGTGACAAATACAGTGTAACCTTCACGCATACCTTTAAACCCACCATTGATCTTTTTTTCAAATTCAATGACATGATTAAACTCTTCAGGTGAATTATCTTTTAAATATTTCCATTCTTTCCATGTTTTATAAGGACAGAAAGTACAGGCTGATCTTGGTGGTTTTGGCATCTCGTGGTCATCAAACCACTTTTTACACATTGCTCTAGTTATGTTTCTTTCAACCAAAGGATATACATTTCTAATCCAGGGCTTCCTGGCCTCTTTAACACGATACATCTCGTCACGAGATATGCCCATAATCATATCAACAACGGTGCCTTTTTTAACACGTTGCCCTTTCTGATATCCCATGTGAGTTCTAATAAATTTATGAATAGGTTCTATTTTATAATGACCTGTGCACTGCCTGGTAAGAATACCCATGCTGTGTTTCTTTGGGTCTTTTGTAAAAAAAGGTGGGGTTCTTGAAGTATGTAAACCCTCTGCTGCCTCGATAGAATCTGTTTCAATATTACCAGCGCTGATTACATGAATGGGGTAGTTTTTTATTTTACTCTTCATCCAATCAAACCAATCATAAACTTCTTTTGGTTCTGCCATAGTGTCTGCGAACACAGCAAAGTCAGGCATCGGTCCTACCTCACCATACTCATACATGAAAGCCAGCGTGCTTGATTGCACTCCCGCTCCTAAAGATAATACGCTTAAATCAGCCATTGCTTTAACTCCTCTCCCATGACCTCTGTCGCCAAGTTAATCTTATTCCTTAAACTTTGTACAATCTTCTCATCCACAGTGCCTTCAGTTACTAAGTCAACATAAGTGACTTTTGATGTTTGTCCTATGCGGTGCACTCTATCCTCCGATTGTAACCGGACTTCTAAGTCATAAGAGTTACTATAGTATATCACAGTGTGACTCTTGGTTAAAGTTAAACCATAGCCTCCTGTTTTAGGATTACCTACAAAATAACGAAGCTCCTCGCCATTTTGAAACTCATCCACAATTTGTTGTCTTTCCTCGCTCGGTGTGTCTCCATAAAAAGTAGCAACTGATCGTGGACCGTGCACCTTTGAAATTTCTGTTGCAATTGTTTGAATGTCATGTCTATAGTTTGCCCAAATTAAAACTTTGCCTGATGTCTCATCTAATATACTCATTAATTCTTTTAACCTGTTATTCTCTACTGCTTTTACTTCTCCGTTATCTAGCTTCACATGGCCACAAACTATCTGGTGTAGCCTTAATATTTGTGTCAGCGCTGATAGTGCTGTCAATCTTTCTCCCTCTAATTCTGCTATTGCCATTCTTTTCATGGTAACATACATCTCTAATTGTTTTGGAGTCATTGATACATTACGAACTTGATATATTTTCTCAGGTAGATCTAAACAATCATCTTTTAAAACTCTGTATGAAAAATTATCTAACTTATCGGCTAACTCACCAAGTCTTTGATAACTGACTATCATACTAAACTGATGTGTAGGCATATTTCTTTTTACCATTACACAGTATCTATTCTTAAATGTCCAAAAAGAACTAAACCCTAATAAGTCTTCACTTAAAAAAGCACATTGTGCATATAGATCTATCGGTGAACGAGTAACAGGAGAACCTGTCATGATGCGTCTGTATTTAATTAGCGGGGATAATTTTAAAATATTTTTAGTCCTGGCCGCAGTAGGATTTTTTATTGTAGTGCTTTCATCTACAGCCACCATAGCTTTATGTGATAACAAAAACTTTTTTGCAAAATCAACACCTTTTTTAGTGCTAAAAGCTTCTACGTTCATTAATAAAATTTTAAAATTATCATTAGGTAAAAAAACTTTTTCTAATTTTTTTCTATCCTCTGCTTTATTATCTGACCCCCACACGAATATGTCAGGAGTTATGTGGTCAGGTAAATGACTTTTAAGTTCTCTTTTCCAGTTTTTATAAACAGTCTTAGGTGCTATGACCATTAGTGTTTCAATATCACCTCTATCCCACAGCCAACTAGCATTATATATTGCAACTAATGTTTTACCTGTACCCATTTCCATGAACCAAGCAAACTCTTCCTTATCAAGGGCAGCGCCCAGTGCAGCTAATTGATGAGCAAAAGGCTCAGTCTTAAACGGATAGTCCTGTAATTTTTTCATTTCTTTCTAATCATGAATATAATGCTTGAAATTGTAATATCAAGTACTATATAATTACGTTAGAAAGAAGGTAAATATTGAGTAAAGTATATGTAGTACAAGAAATGCCTGGTAAGGACATTTTATCTGCTGATAAGTATGGTGAACTTGTCCCTGTCATGCCACCCAACTATCAAGTTATCCTGAGTCCAGGACCAGCTGTTGCTAAGATGAAGCGTGCAATCAAATCGTTTACAGACGATGATTACATACTTTGTATGGGCGACCCTTCTTTGATAGGCATTGTGTGCGCATATTGCTCAGAGTTGAATGGTGGTAAATTTAATCTGTTGAAGTGGGATAAAAGACACGAAAAGTATTATCCTGTATCAATAGATCTCTATAGGAGAACGTAATGACTAACGCATCTATACTTGAGTCTTTAGAAGAATCATCTAAGGATTTAGGTAAACTTGACGATGGATCTTTGTCCTCATTGGGCTCGAAGTGTCATGAAATCGAATCAACTGTAGCTGAACTTGAGAATATTGAGTCACATAAAAAAGGTCTCAATCAAAAGTTACAGAAGTTGTATGATGAGACAGCCGAGTTGCTTAGGGCTAAGAATCTTTCTTCACTTACCTTGGCTAATGGATCAAAAGTCACTGCATCTGAGAAAGTAGTAGCACATATCAAGAAAGATATTCAATCTGAAGCTTTTGATATACTACGAAAAAAAGGATTTGGTGATCTGATTAAGCGTGAGGTAAAAGCAAACTTCGCAAAGGGCGAAGACTCTCAAGCAGAAATGTTCATACGTGCAATCGAAGAGCAAGGACTTCAACCGGTGGATGATGCCAAAATACATCCAAGCACTCTTAAAGCTTTTTTCAAAGAGCAGCTGGATAAAGGCAACCCGCACGAATTACCTTTAGATCTTTTCGGGGTACATGTTTTGAACGAAATAAAAATAAGGAGATAAATATGCGTAAGAGAAAAACCGTAAATAAAAAGAAACTGTCTACTGGTAAAGCAGTGCAGGAAAAGAAAACACAGTCAGTTGCAACTGTGACTCTTGATAGCTTAGAAGCTCTCAGTGGTAGAGGCTTACAAAATGTATCTAACGATACAATGGCTACACCAAGAATAAAAATATTAATGCAACTTTCGCCAGAACTAGAAGAGATAGAGGGTGCGAAGGCAGGTATGATTTATAATACCGTGACTCAAGAACTGTACAAATCTGATGAAGGTTTGAGAGTCGTGCCTTGTTACTTTCAGCTTCAGTATGTTGAGTGGGCTGACCGTGGACAAGGTTCAGGTGCACCTATCAATGTGTATGATGCTAACTCTGATATTCTGATGAAAACAAAAAGAGATGATCAGAATAAGGATAGGCTTGACACTGGTAATTACATTGACACTTGTCATAACCATTTCGTTTTGGTTATTGGTAAAGATGATGTGCCATCACCTGCTGTGATCACGTTTAAGTCTACACAGCTTAAACACAGTAAGCGTTGGAACACCATGATGAAGAGACAGTTCTTAAAAGGAAAGAACGGAAACTTGTTCGCTGCTCCTGCTTTTGCTCACGTTTATAAGTGGACAACAATGAAGGAGTCAAACGACAAAGGCACTTGGTATGGTTGGAATGGTCCTACCAAGGAAGCAGTTCTCACCGAGCTACCTAACGGTGGTGAGTTGCTAAGCATGGCGAAAGAGTTTGAAGAAAGTTGTAGAAAAGGTGAAAGAAACGTTTCTTATGAAGAAGCAGAGACTTCATCTGATACCACAGATTCAAGCATACCATTTTAAATTAACTAGGGGGCTATAAGCCCCCTTTATTTTTGGGAGTGCATTTGAAATACGAGAAATTTAGAGAGATATTTAAGGGTTTGGATAGAGCCTATGGTGTCTATTATAAAGGTGAAACAAAGGAGAATGGTAAGCTTTCTGGTAAAGCTTACATTAAAAAAGAGCCTTTGTTTGATCAATACTATGATGCTCATCTAGACGGTAAGGACCCTGGATTAGGAGTAATTCCTATCATGGACGATTCCAATTGTTTTTGGGGTTGCTGTGATATTGATAAATATCCTCTAGATTTCAAAGCCATAATAAAAAAATTAAGAAACAAAAATATTCCTATGATTGTGTGTCGTTCTAAGAGTGGCGGGGCACATCTATTTCTTTTTGCTAAACAGCCTGTGCCTGCATCTTTAATGAGAACTAAGTTATCAGAGATAGCTGCTTCTTTAGGATATGCAGATTGTGAGATATTTCCAAAGCAAGAAGAGATAAAAAAAGATAGAGGAGATACAGGTAATTTTTTAAATCTACCTTATCACGGTGGTGATGAGAGTATGAGATATGCCATGGATGATGAGGGCAACTCACTGTCTGTGGAAGAGTTTTATCAATTATATGATAAATATGTTTTGACTCCAAAAGAACTGAAAGATGTAAAGGTTGTTGAAGAGTCAAGAGAGTTAAAGGATGGTCCACCTTGTTTGGAAACTTTGATGGCTGAGGGTTTCCCTGAAGGTACAAGAGACAATGCTTTGTATCAATACGCAGTGTATGCAAAGAAAGCTTTTCCTGATCACTGGCAAGATAAAATATCTGAGTTCAATCATAAATACATGGACCCAGCGTTATCTATAAACCAAGTAAATAAAACGATCAGGCAACATGAAAAGAAAGAATATGCGTACAAGTGTAAAGATCAACCAATGTGTTCACATTGTAATTCTAATTTATGTCGTCAAAGACAATTTGGTATTGGTGTAGATTATGAACATAAGTTTGGTGATTTGACAAAGTATCAATCCGATGAATCTGTTTGGTTTCTAAACGTTGATGGTAGGCGTTTAGAGTTGACCACAGATAGCCTGTTCGAGCAGTCTAAGTTTCGAAAAGCTTGTATGGATAACTTAAATGTACTCCCAAATCCATTAAGTAATAGAGACTGGACTGCTCGTATTCAGCAGCTACTACAATCAGTCGAAATAATAGAAATGCCCAAAGAGGTTAGAAAGGAAGGTCGCTTTGAACAACATCTCGATAATTTCATTAATGATCAAGGTAAGGCACTCAATATTGAAGAGATTCTTATTGGAAAAGCCTGGTCAGAAGACGGAAAAATCTACTTCAAAATGTCTTCACTAGAAGAATATTTAATGAAGAAAAGGTTTACTGAGTTTACTACAACTCAGATGGGAGCACGTATCAAGCAAATAGGTGGTGGTGACACTCGTAAGAGAGTTCGTGGTCGCTTGGTTTACATGTGGTACGTGCCCGACCAAGAGAAAGAAGAGGTAAATTTAGATTTACCATCTATGAAGGAGGAGATACCATTTTAAAACATTTAGATTTATTCTCAGGTATAGGTGGATTTAGTCTTGGTTTAGAGGAGGCAGGATTAGTTGATACGGTGGCTTTTTGTGATTGGGAAGCTTACTGTCAAGAAGTTTTAAGAAAACATTGGCCAGGCGTGCCAGTGTATGGAGATATAAAGGAGCTAACACATGAAAGACTCAGAGCAGATGGAATTGATTCCATCGACATCATCACAGGAGGATACCCCTGTCAGCCTTTCTCAGTCGCTGGACGACAAAAAGCTGAAAAGGATCCGAGACATCTCTGGCCAGAGTATTTTAGGCTTGTCAAAGAACTCAGGCCAACTTGGGTCATTGGAGAAAACGTTAGTGGACACGTTAAACTCGGTCTCGACACCGTACTCGAGAACTTGGAGAGTGAAGGTTACTCAACAAGGACGTTTAGTATTTCAGCTTCGAGCATCGGTGCCAACCATCAACGGGAAAGGATCTGGGTTATTGCCCACGCCAACGACACAGGAGATAGAACATCAAAACATCAATTTAACAAAGACAGGGAGAAGATTATCAAAGGACGGGAAGAGCAGTCACAGTTTGAACTTAGCAGATACGGTGAGGGTTTGGAGAACTCCAGATGCTCACAGTGGCCGTGGAGCTTCGAGCAAGGAAAGAATGAAGATGAAATTAGAGAAGGGTATGCCAATCAGTCTGAACGATCAAGTGGCACATCCAAACTTGATGTGGCCGACTCCAAGGGCATCAGCAGCGATGGCAGAGGACATCAAGAATATACAGAAGCGGGGCACAGAGAGGGGCAGGTTGGAGGAGAGGGTGGCTCTAAGGTGGCCGACTCCAACAACAAACGACAGCAAGAACAACGGGGGAGCATCTCAACTACGATCAGGCAGGAGAGGTTATGGAAAGAATCTAAATGCTGTAGTAGCGCAGAGATCTCAAAATGGTGGGAGTCTGAACCCAACGTGGGTCGAGTGGCTCATGGCTTACCCAAAAGGGTGGACAGACTTAAGTGCTTAGGTAATGCAGTTGTGCCTATCATTCCATACCTGATTGGTAAAAGTATTCTAGAGACATACGACATTGAGTAATACAAACATTATCTTTGGTCCACCAGGGACAGGTAAGACGACTAGGTTATTGCGTATTGTTGAAGAGGAGTTGGAACGTGGAACACCACCCGACCGCATAGGATATTTTGCATTTACCCGCAAAGCTTCTCGTGAAGCAATTGATCGAGCCTGCACAAAATTTAATTTACAAAGAAAAGATTTTTCTAACTTTAGAACTTTACATAGTCTTGCTTATCACTCTTTATCTTTAGATAAAACAAATGTTATGAAAGATGAGCATTACAATGAGTGCTCTGACTTGCTTCAAGTTAAATTAAAAAACGCAGATAAAACTGTAGATAATTACGGTGCTTTCGTAGCTGAGGATATTTATATGCAGCTCATAAATTTAGCTAAAGTTACAAACGAGCCTTTAAATAAAGTGTTTCATGAATATGGTCATGTGCCTGGAGGTTGGTTGAAGTTGGATTATGTTGACAGAGCTTTGAAAAGATACAAGGAGGAAAGAAACTTATTTGATTATACAGATATGGTCATGGAATATAATAAACAAAAGCCACAGTGTAAGTTAGAGGTGTTGATAGTTGATGAGGCTCAAGACTTGTCTTACATACAGTGGCAGATGATAAACAACATGAAAGATCAGGTAGAAAGGGTTTATATAGCTGGAGATGATGATCAAGCCATATTCAAATGGTCAGGTGCACAGCCTGATTTTTTAATAAAATTAGAGGGAAAGAGAGAAATACTAAATCAATCATATAGAGTGCCAATAGCAGTGCATAGAGTGGCAAATAGTTTAGTGTCAAGGATAGATAATAGGGTGCCAAAAGAATACAGGCCTAAGCCTGTGTCAGGTTTTTTGGAAAGACACATACATCGTTTTGACTCGGTAGACTTGAAACATGGATCATGGCTCCTCCTGGCCAGGACTAATTACATCGCTGATCAGCTTGTCATGGAGTTACGGGACATGGGCATGTATTATGAGAAGTTTGATAATCCATCTGTGTCACAAAAATTAGTAGAAGCAATACGAACTTGGGAAACTTTACAAAAAGGTGATAAGGTTTCTTTTGATCAAGTAAAGAATTTGTATTCATATTTTAAATTAGAGAAAGATGTAGCTAGAGGTCATAAAGGTTTGACAGGTGTAGATGAAAAGAAAATGTTTAATATCGCAACACTGGGCACGGAACATGGACTTAAAGTAGAACAACAAACGCCATGGCATTATGCACTAAGTTTAGTGTCAGAAACAATGAAAGTTTATGTATTGTCTTTACTGCGAAATAATGAAGAGATAGATTTTAAACCAAGAATAAAAGTATCAACTATTCATGGTGCAAAAGGTGGTGAGGCTGACAATGTTATGTTGTTAACTGACATTACAAAAAGAGTAGAAGAAGGTTATCTGATAAACCCAGATGACGAGAGAAGGGTATTTTACGTTGGAGCTACAAGAGCAAAACAGTCCTTGCATCTAATAGCTAGTCAAAGTAATTTAGAATTCTCAGAAATATTTAGATGAATGAATTCAATTGGATACTACCAGAATACAAAGAAGAAAGGATTGAAGCTTACATGAGCAACCAAATACCAATGTTTCAACCACCAAGTGAATGGTTGCCACCTGAGAGCATTCCTAATTTGAGTGATGCAAAAGAAATAGCAGTAGATTTAGAAACAAGAGATGAAAAAATAAAAGAGTTAGGACCTGGTTGGGCTACTGGAGAAGGAGACGTTATTGGTGTAGCTGTGGCTGTAGAGGGTTGGAAAGGTTACTTTCCTTTGAAACATCCTGGTGGTGGTAACTTTGATGAGAAAATATTTTATAGAAATTTTAAAAAATTAATGGCTTTGCCAAACCGTAAAATTTTTCATAACGCAATGTATGATGTGGGTTGGCTAAAACAAAAAGATATTCAAGTGAATGGTAATTATATTGATACAATGATTGCAGCTCAAATTATTGATGAGAATCGTATGGGTTACTCTCTCAATGCTGTTGCTAAAGATTACCTGGGTGAAAAAAAGAATGAAAATTTATTATATGAAGCTGCGAAAGAGTGGGGCGTTGATCCAAAAGGTGAGATGTTTAAGCTCCCCGCTCAGTTCGTGGGACCTTATGCAGAACAAGACGCTGACCTGACTTTACGTTTGTGGCATCGTTTAGAATCAGAAATATATAAACAAGATCTAGTTTCCGTCTTTTCTCTTGAAACCAATATACTTCCTGCGTTGATAGAGATGAAGTGGAGAGGCGTACGGGTTAACACCAGTCGTGCTACTCAAATTAAAGAGAATCTTTTGGAAGAAGAGAATGCCCTCCTTACAAAAATAAAATCTATTTCAGGAGTTTCTGTTGATGTTTGGGCAGCACGATCCGTCGCCAAAGCCTTTGATGCTATGGACATACCTTACAATAGAACTCAAAAAGCAAAAGAGCCTAAGTTTGATAAAAATTTTTTAGCGACTCACAATAGTGATCTTGCAAAGCTTGTGGTTCAGGCTCGTGAAATAAATAAGGCCAGGACTACATTCATTGACACAATTATGAAACATCAAAAGAAAGGTCGTATACATGCAGAGATACATCAAATGAAGTCTGATGTGGGTGGCACAGTAACTGGTAGGTTTTCTATGAGCAATCCTAATTTACAACAGATACCTGCTCGTAATGAAAAGATAGGTCCTATGATTAGAAGTTTGTTTATACCTGAGGAGGGAGCAAAGTGGGGTTGTTTTGATTACAATCAACAAGAGCCCAGACTTGTGGCTCACTATGCTGCTATAACCAGGAATGGCCTGGAGGGTGCTGACAAAGTCATTGATGGATATAACAGTGACCTGGACTTTCATGGCACTGTGGCTGAGATGGCTAACATTGATCGTAAGATTGCAAAGACAATTAACTTGGGACTATTTTATGGTATGGGTAAGGGTAAATTAAAAAGTCAATTGGGATTAAATGATGAGCAGGCTGATGAGTTATTTAAAACCTATCACAGCAGAGTTCCTTTTGTAAAACAACTCACGGATCAAGCATCAAAGTCTGCACAAGAAAATGGTTTTGTTAGAACTTTACTTGGACGTAAATGTCGTTTTGATTTGTGGGAGCCAAACAGTTTCGGTATACACAAACCGTTGAACAGGGACCAGGCAACAAAGGAACATGGAAAAAATATTAGACGAGCGTTTACATACAAAGCACTAAACAGATTAATACAAGGTAGTGCAGCTGACATGACAAAGAAAGCAATTTTAGATTTATATAAAGAAGGGATAGTCCCACACATACAAGTTCATGATGAATTAGATTGTTCTTTTGACTCTGAGATTCAAGCAAGGAAGATTGAGAAGGTTATGGTTGAATGTGTCGATTTAAAAGTCCCAGTAAAGGTGGATTGTGAAATTGGCGATAATTGGGGAGAAATCGAGTAAATTAAATCGGTTTTAAGGACCGTACAGGGGTGTTTTAGATGTGCTCGTGTATGATTGCCTTCGGAAAAAAATTAAGAAAATAACTAATTAGGACTTGTAATTACATTATGAGATAATATATAATTAATTATAAACAGAAAGTAGAAAGGAGATCGACATGGAATATACAATACCAAGTTGGATCGAATTAATATTAATACAGAACGAAGAAATGGAGAGTGAATGCTCAGAGTAATAATCGGTTGTTGCATTGCTATTGCCATCTTCGTATGGATGGGATGGTTGTAATGACAGACACGGGTAAATACAAATCGGTAGCGGTTAAGAAACCAAGCTACCAAAAACTCAAAAGCATGGCTGAACAAGATTATAGATCTGTTGCTAGCTTTATAGAGTTCTTAGTTGACAAGGAAGCTGAAGAAAGGAGAAAGTCAAATGCCAACAAGTAAAAAGAAAGAGCCAGAGAATATTCAAGTACCTGGAATAAAACTACAAGACTGCGTAATTACAGTGAAGGGGAGTTCACCTTTAATTTGTAACAAGTGGTCAGAAAAAGCAAAACAAGAAATCAGAGATAAGCAGATGAAAATAGCTAAAGCCGCAGGTAGAGAAGCGAAGGATCCTGAAAAGTGTTTCAACGATTCTTTATACAAGATGCCTGACGGTTCAGGTTATGGTTTTCCTGCAATTGCATTCAAGGCAGCTGCGGTTAACGCTTGCTCTCACATTGAGGGTTTAACAAAAGTCTCTGCACGTGGATCATTTCACATACCTTGTGATCTTATTCCTATCAAGGGTAAGCCAATCATGAGAGAGGATATGGTTCGTGTAGGTATGGGCGCTGCTGATCTTAGATACAGAGGTGAGTTTACAGATTGGGAAGCTAGCATTCCTGTTAAGTATAACTCTAACGCTTGGTCAATTGAACAGTTGATCAACGTATTTAACGTTGCTGGATTTGCATCCGGTGTTGGTGAGTGGAGACCACAGAAGAATGGTAACTTCGGTATGTTCTCAGTCACTGAGGTTCAAAAGATGGAGTATGATAAGGAGGTAAAAATTGCCTAGAGTAAAAGTAGTAAGTGATAAAGAGTACGTTTGGAGAGAAGGTACAAGATATTCAGTGGAGGCACAGGTTGCTGGAGAGCATCTTGAGTCTTTGGAATACAAGCACGGGGCTCTCACCCCAGACCTGGTTGTGCGGGAGGCTAGAAAGAAGAGTTCACCTCTGCACCCATGCTTTACGTGGGACGATACAAAAGCAGCTGAGAGCTATCGAAAGTTTGAGGCCAGGAAACTAACGGGATCAGTCCTCGTCGTGACTCAGCAAACAACTGAACCTGTTCGTGCTTTTCATAGTGTTCCTATAACCATAACGTCTGACGATGAGCAGGCTCGAGGTTATGTTTCACTGGACGTGGCGATCGCAGACGAAAGTCATAGAAACCATTTGTTGCAACAAGCGTTTCGTGATTTAGCTACCTGGAGAAGTAAATATGCGGAGTTGAAAGAACTTCATAGTATTTTTTCCCAGGCAGATCGCCTTGTAGAGAAATATTCTATTAGATAATAGAATGATTGGTGCTAACCTATACGGCGGTTAGTTAAATGTTTCTTTCAATGTTAAACAGCCAATCAATACTTAGAAAGGAAAGAAAGATGGAATATAATTATGATCACATAATTAAAATTTTATTAACTAAAGCAGGATGGATAAGGGTTCCTTTATACCTTCCAAGAGAGGAGAAAGATGGTAAGTAAAGTAGGATGGTCGATGGAAGAAGAAATACAAGAGTACAGAGAGTTGTACGAAAAAGTAGAAGAGGCTGTGATACTATTAAAAGCAGCTCAAGAGTTAAAAGCTTTTCTTTATCTTGATCCTCTACAACAAGAACATTTTAAGGTTACAATTCATGATCTTGAAAGTTTCTTGTCTGTGATAGATGAAGCTTCGACTGTTGAGATTGACCAGTCGCCCGTTTAGGCAGGAGAGGTGGGGCTGGGTACGTTGTGATGAGGTAGTTTACGGCAGGAGTGGTGAGGTCGGGTACGTTCTGGTGGTAGCAAGGTGTGTTGTGGCAGGCGAGGTTAGGTGAGTTACGTTGAGGTGAGCTTAGTTCAGGAGCGGTGTTTACATGGCAGGTGTGGCGAGTTGTGTCTCGGTGGGTTACGATTGCGGACAGGTTGAGTCAGTTCGGGGTATGGTGTTGTGAGGCGTGGATTGGTGAGGCAGGTATGGAAAGCAGTGGTAAGTCCAGTCGTGGTTTGGACCGGCATCTTACGGCAGGCGGGGCGAGGTCGGGTTAGTTGCGGAGGGGTAGGTCACGGCAGGCGTGGTAAGTTTGAGCGAGGTATGGTCGGTCTTGTTGCGGCAGGTGGGGTGAGGCGCTGTCAGGTGAGGAATGGTGTAGGTATGGCGAGGCTGGAAAGGAGTTTTGAATGGATGATAAAATAAAAGCGATGCAGGTAGTAAATGATTACATAAGATTTGACCGTGCATCATCGAACGTGACCGCAGCTTGGGAGACTGTGTTACGTTACATAAAGAGTTTGGAAAAGAGTGTAAAATAATTATACTCATAAGTGGATTCTTTATCCCACTTAGATCCAAGAATGCCGACACCTTGGCTGGCCTAGTAGTGTTAACGAAACCCCTGGTGGTGTGACTGATGGAGAGACATCTTTTAGAAAGTCAAGAAAACAATTTTAAAAAATCTTTTGAGGTTGGGATTGTAATTTTATATATTGGAGTTTCGACACTAAATAGGAGGTCCAAATGGAAAACTTAGAAGAGAAATATCAAGAAGCGTTGCAAGCGATAGCTTACCTGCACAATGAATTACTGTCTGTAAAGCACTGTCAGTGTGGCGATGATGAAGCAACAGAAGAGGATGACGAGGCCTAATACAGGCCTTCGTGTCCCTGCTCGAAGTATTTATTTTTTAAGTGCCTGTCCCAAAAAGACTTTCCATTCGCTACAATGATGTTCCACTCACGATGGCTGAATCTTTCCATTGTACCATCTTTGTATTCCACCTCGTAGATCATGTCATGACCTCCTGAGTCAGTCTGTTGTTCAAACACCTTTAGCTGCTTAATTATATCTTTTAGCTTCATGGTATTTTAAATACTTAATCTCTTTTACCATACCTTTGGGAATAATTGCAACCCTTCCTCCTTCCTGCCCACCGTCATCACACCAGTCTGCCATCAAAGATATTTGATTTTCATCGTCTTTTACTAGCCAACCTATTGAAAAACAACCCGCAGTGGTCTTTTTTATAATGTCTTTAAATTCTACCCACCCAGAAAACGGCTCGGTAGCGTCTTCCCATCGGACTATCACAATCGGTGTAGTCTTCAGGTTAAATTTCATGCCGTCTTTCTTAAGATATTTTGACCAGGCACCAATTTTAAACATTTAGTGTGTTCTGTTCCTTTTGATACTGAAAACCATTGTTCGTGTCCTTGTATAAAATCAATTGAGCTATTACCTGGGCACTTTCCTTTTGAGAAAGTATCATTCACAGCCTGTTGAACCGATCCTAATGCCATGTCATCACCGACCATGGTCCCGCCTTCTTTAAGCTTGGGCCACCAGTTTAGTATGTCTTCCATAACTGGCTCATACTCGTGGGCTCCATCTATAATGATGGCTTGAAAATGTTTGTTATGGAATCTTTTTAATGTGTTTGCATCATCTGATCTTGATTTAACAGGTGTTAATATGCCTTTGTCTATGAATACTTGGCAGTTTTTTAAGAACTCGTCATAGAAACCACCTACGATGTCTAAGTTTGCATGTTCAGAGCTACCTTCGAAAGTGTCTAATGCGTAGACATGTAGCTTTTTACCTGAGTTGATAATGCTAGTGGCCAGGTAAGATGTTGACCTGCCCATGAAACTACCTATCTCTAAGATCTCATCACCGTCTTCACATAGATCTATGAGTTGGTCGTACGCTTCGTGCATGTTAAACCATCCAGGTATTTTAAAGTAAGTTTGTTTCATTTTATTCTGTCCTTTATAAATTCTACTATTCATTGGAGACTTGTGGGACATTAAGTCTTTGCGGAGACATCGTTATTAGGAGGAACGGTCCCACAAATCAGTGTACAACCCTAACATATTCTATTAGATTTTGATATATGAAATATTTTTTAATTATTTGGTTATGTATTAACGATCCGAACTTGCCGTTGAGCAATACCTGTCAACAATTGATCTTGGATAATGAACCGTTTGATACAGTTATAGCCTGTAATGAAGAAGCAGCTGCAATATATCAGAGTGTTAAGCCAGCTGGTAATGTTTACCTAACAAGCTTTTGCTCATTAAAACCATCAAAATAATGCTGTTACGCATATAGTTTATTAAATTAAAATAAAAAATAAAAAAATAAAAAAATGGACCGTTTGTTACGTAACACTATATAAATATTAATATAATATATATATATCAATCGTTTTAGCTGTTACGTGGGTGTTACGTGGGTATCCCAACGTTACGTAACAGTGGGAATAATTAGGATTGATTTTACTTTAAATCTATGAAAAGTGTATCCTAATGACAAAAACAGACGTAACAGACGTAACAACAAAGCTACAAGAAAGATTCGATCACTTTCCAGGACTAACTCCTAAGCAGGCTAAGTTTGCTCAATTGATAGTCTTGTATGAGGGTAGAAAGACCGCAACACAAATAGCGATTGAAAGTGGTTTCTCTGAAAAGACTGCAAGACAACAAGCTAGTAACATGCAGAACCCAAAGATGTTTCCTAAGGTTGTTGATGCCATACAGCATTACAGAGTTCAGTTTTATAGAAAGTATGAAACAAGTTATGATAAGCATTTGAAAAGAATGTATGAATTATCCTCAAGAGCAGAAGAGGCAGGCAATTGGAATGCTGCCGTAGCTGCTGAGAAAAATAGAGGCCAGGTGGCAGGGCTGTATATTGATAAAAAAGAGATAAAATATGGAACTATTGATAGTATGAGCATGGAGGAAGTCGATGCAAAAATTGTTGAACTTGAAAAAAGATTATCTGGTGAATCAGCTAAGGTGATAAATGCCAGTGACGAACAAGAAACAGCTCAAAGGTAGTTGGGCTCATCAAGCTGCACTGTTATGGCTTTTAGACAGGGGGTATTATGTATTCACTAATGTTTTTGGCTATGGCCCAATTGATGTTGTTGCTGTTAATGACCTGGGTGATATAGAGTTGTTTGATGTTAAGGTTGCAGGATTTAGAAACAATAAAGATACAAAGGGCTCTAAACAATTAATAAACAGAGTGCTGACAGAGGAACAGAAAGATATGGGTGTTAAACTATTGTACGTTTTTGAGGACGGCACGTGCAGAGTTCAGATGGAAAGAGGTGAATGGTTGAAAAAACAAAAACAAAAAAGAGATAAGAAAGGTAGATACATAGGTAGTGGCATCGACACCGGAGAGTAGATTATCAAAGAAAGTAAGAACTAACTTTACTAATGTACACTTTTTAAAAATTGACTCTTGGTCTACACCAGGTATGCCTGATTTATACGGTCTTTACAAATGGGGTAATGACAACCCAGGTACTTTTTGGATGGAACTCAAGTGTACAAAAATTAACAAGTTGGGACTAAGTCCACAGCAAGTTGCCATAAATTTCAAGCTGTCTGAGTACAACGTGCCCAATTACATACTTGCCGAAAGCCTCTCTCGGCGGCAGCTCAAAATATTTCCAGGAAGCAGGGTTCAGGACTGTGCGAAGGATGGTTTTAAGTCCATGAGCCATGTTGCATGTTTCGATGGCCCCTACGATTGGACAGCCGTGGAAAAATCCGTGGTCCAAGTCTCCCCACACCATACCGATCTTATAGTATAAAAAGTTCCCGCGCTCCCGCCCGCGAGCAGCTTTTCACGATTCAACACTACATCTTGAAAAATCCGAAGCAACTAACACCGGATCTTGTGTTATGCCTATAATAAAACCAGGAGCGGCCCAGGCACGTCGCTGCCGTGAATCCTGAAAAAATCCGAAGGTCAAGTCTCCCCATTTTTGGTATGAAATATAATAAATTAACCGGATCCCGCTCGCGCCGGTACAAAAAAAATCTTCTTCTTTTAAGGTTTTTTGCCGAATCGAGATCCGTGATTCAGGGTAAAAGTGCCGATATACTTGAAAAATCCGAAGCTGCGGTCTCCCCATTTTTGAAATGGCATATAAAAAAAAGGTGAGCTCCGGGCCACGTCGCGGCATAACTTTTCTTCATAAAAAAGCTTGAAAAATAAGGGCAAATCACTATATATATAGGATCAGGTTGTCTCCCTGGTACAGGTGGACATCCCAGTCAGGAGAAAGATATGAATTTATTAGCAATTGCAGGTCTAATTTGGGCATTCCTCTTAGCCATTGGTTTCGAGATGAAAGGGGGGACCTTGATATTACTGGTCTTTTTGGTCATCGCTGGACTGGTCGAAGGTGCACGAGAGGTAGGGGGTTTCATCAATGTGCTCCTATAAAATCCGAGGCAGCTGTATCCCCGTTTGCATGGGACGCACTAATAAAAAAAGTCCCGCTCGGCCGAGCGGGGGTAAAAATCTTCGGAAGAAATCCGAAGCGAAAGTATCCTTGATAACATAGGATTTTACTAATAGAAAATCTGGGCTCTGCCCAGCTGATGCCAAAAGCTAAAAAAAATTTTTGAGTTTCTTGTTTGGTTGTCAAGAAATGGTTGGGGTAAAAAACAATTAACATTTTTTTTATTTTGTTATTGTAATTTATCCCAACTTAATATTTAATATTAGTTAGAAAGGAGAAAGTAAGAAACATGACAACTGAACTAGAACAAGTCTTACAGATAATTCAAGGTGGAAAAAAAGCAAGTACTTCGCACCTTAATTCTGCTTGGCAAAAACAAATGTTAGGTTGGGTTTACTCAACTGCTTTGGAATCTGCCATTATGACTTATCTAACTTCAAATGATATGAGTAAAGAAAATCTTATTAGAACATTACTTACTATCATTCAGAATAAACCTAGTGACATGCAAAGTTCAATATCTGAACAAGTCCAGTCAGAACTTGAAAAAGTCCTGAACAACTAGGGTTATACCTGTAAAATAATTTCCTGTGATGGTGGTTCTCTGCCATCACCAAATCCACCCCCCACATATCCACACACATAAAGTCAGCATACTATATTTAGTAGTCCCATTGGTTTTGGAAAGTCAAAACTGTTTTTTTTTGCACCCCCCACCCCCCTTTTTTACTTAGTATAGGACAGAAGAGTGTAAAGACCAAGTTTTGCACATACACAACCTCTTACAAAAAGTTTTGAAAAAGGGGACCCAATTTGCTATACAAAGTCAATGGGAATCAACATTGAGGGGCTAACCCCCTTAGAACAAGAAGAGACGTTAAAGAAACTCCTCTTAAGAAAAAAAATTTTAGAATTACAAAAAGATCAGAAAGAAGATTTTTTGACCTTTGTAAGATCTGTGTGGCCAGAGTTTATAGCTGGACGACATCATAAAATTATTGCAAAAAAATTTGAGGCTATCGCCACCAAGAAAATTAAAAGACTTATTGTCAACATGCCTCCACGACATACAAAATCTGAATTTGCATCTTATCTTTTTCCTGCATGGATGATGGGCCGTGAACCACGACTCAAGATAATTCAAACATCACACACGGCAGAATTAGCACAACGCTTTGGTCGTAAAGTTAGAAACTTAATCGACACACAAGATTATCAAAACATCTTTCCTGGCATGGAATTATCGGCGGACTCCAAAGCAGCTGGTCGTTGGGAAACCA